TCACTCTTTCACGCTCGGCGCCGCCGTCTTGGCGACGTCGTAGAGGCCCGCCGCGGCGAGGCCCAGCAGCAGGCCGGCGACGGCTGCCCCGTAGAGGCCGTTGGCGGCCCAGAGGTAGTCGGCGACGTTGAGCGCGATCGCAACGACGACGGCCGCCAGGAGCGCCCAGCGACCGGCCACGCCGAAGCCCTTGAGCAGCTGCACGATGGCGACGACGGCGGGGACGCTGAGGATGGTGGAGAGGTTGTCCAATTTCAGTTCACCTCCTTCTCTTATCACGGATACTTGCTGGCCGCGTAGAAGGCCAGGCCGACGAGGACGGCGCTGCAGCCGAAGATCCAGACGAGCTCCCAGATCCAGCCCAGCGGCCTCACGGCCGACCCCAGCGGCTCACGGCGTAGGCGATGATGCGCTCGCGCTCGACGGCGTGGAGCTCCTCCAGCTCCTCGAGGACGCGCAGCTCGCGGCTGGGCCGGGGGTAGACGATGGTCATCGGGGCGGACGTAGAGCACGCGCACTCGCCCGCGGCCGGCGGCTCCTCCGGCGAGAGGCCGGGGGGACCGGAGGATGCCGCCTCGTCGGCCGCGGGGGGCTCCCCTTGCGGCAGGGGAGCTGACGCCTGGGAGGAAGCAGGCGTCGTCTTCGCACTCTCGGGCTCTGCGTGGACGCGGTAGTGGTAGCCGGTGCCGTGCTCGACGGCGCGGCGCTCGAGGCGCCCCGCCTGGAAGAGGTCCTGCAGGTGGCTCGTCGCCGTGGAGGTGGCGACGCCGATCCGCTCGGCGATCTCTCCGCAGCCGACCCAGCCGCCCTTGAGGGCGACGTACTCCAGCACCTTCGCCTTCGTCGCGCCGATCTGGCGGCGCTCCTCCCCTGCCATCTCAAGTTCCTCCTTGCTCGGGAGCCTCGCGGGCTCCATGAAGTCCTCGGCTGCGGCGCAGCTCGCCGTCGGTGTGCGCTTCGCCTGCTTGCGCACCTGGCCGTGGTGGCCCCGCCGCTGGTGGCGGTCGCAGACGTCGAGCGGGTTGTACCTGGACAGGCGAGTCCCGCAGCCCTCCACGCGGCAGACGTCGCCGGCATCTCCGAAGCGCGGGGCCGCAGCCCCGTAGCAGTCGCAGAGCGGCCTCGGCGCGTGGGATGCGTGGAGGACGACCACGGCTCACAGAGCAGCTTTCATCTGGCGCAGTCGGTGGTGGAGGCGTCCGTGGCAACTCGCGCACAGAACGACACACTTGCCGATCTCGTCTATGAGCGCCTCGATTGAACAGTTGTGCATGGCCGCCACGTTGTACAGCTTCGTTTGGCCGTCGCGGTGGTGGTAGTCGAGCTTTCCTTCACGCTTGCCGCACACGCAGCAACCCTGCGTCTGCTTCCAGATACCTAGCGTTTTCGTGAAGCGTCGAGCGCGCTTGGCGAAGTAGAGAGCAGCCTCCTCGCGGTGAGCATCACGGTACGTCGCGTTGTTGGCTAAGCGGGCGTCGTGGTTTCTGAGGTACGCACGTCTATCCCTCTCCCGGAATGCCTCTTGGTTGGCAGCCCGCGAGTCTCGTGCCCTACGGCGAATATCGTCACCATGCGCCTCCTTATACTCCCGCGCTGCCCTGCAGCGACACGCCCTACAGGAAGGCGCTAGACCGTCCCTCTTCGAAGCGTCCAGATGGAAGAACTCAGGCGTGGCAGCGAGTTCGGAGCCGCACTTGGTGCACACCTTCGCGGTCATGGCCTGCCGCCCCATGGAGCCCATCCCTGCGAGCGCCATAGCCGCAACCCGAACCTCAGGTTCACGAGCGGATCATAGGCCGACGCGCCGAGGCCCCAGCATGGATGGATTTGGAGTAGCCCAGCGCAGCCTGTCCAAGGATTCGTCGCCCGCGGGTTGCCGCGGCTCTCGCGCCAGATGCAGGTGACGAGTGCGGCCTCCTGCGCTGCCGGCCAGCCCGCGTGACGCGCCAGCGGCAGCCAGCGGGCAGCGCCGTAGCCGCCGGGTCTCAGCGCCCGGGCGCGCAGCGAACGCACCTCGGCGAAGTACTTGCGCGCCAGCGCCTTGTACGAGGCCCCTGCGGCGCGGAAAGCCTGCTGCCCGACTCCGAGGGCGGGCGGGTGCTTGACGGGCGCCAAACGGCCCTTTCTGTGGCAGGAGCGCCAGTGGTTCGCGGAGGCCCGCGCCCGCACCGCCAGATCGTGCCAGTGGTAGACCCAGCGCGCGGTCGCCTTGGTGACCGGCGTGACCGGCTCAGGCGACGGGCTTGCGTCCGCCCAGGCCTCGCCCGCCAGGACGAGTCCCAGCGCCAGCAGGACGAGGATGACGACGACGGTCAAGCTCTTCACGTGCTCCCCCTCTCGTCGGGGCCGGGGGAGACCCCGCCTGGTGACGGGGCCGCCCCGACCTTGCGGCCTGCATGGGGGACAGGCCTCACTGCGAGCGTAAGGGGTGGGCGCGACGGAGCTAGGACACCGCCGGGATGTCCTTCTTCAGGACTGCCGTGCCGCGGGCGATGGTGACCGCATCGTCGGCCGTGGGGGCGGTGTTGTCGTAGCAGGCGATGATCTTGTAGGCCTGCTTGGTGAGCGTCAGCGGCGTCGTCTGCGCGATCGTCGGCGTCCACGTGACGGTCCAGCCGGTCGTCGTGGAGGTGACGCTGGCGGCCGTCCAGGTGAACTGCGTGCCGCGCAGGTAGACGTCGCAGTCGGCGCCGTCCAGGGCCAGCGCGTGGGTCGCGTCGGCGATCGCCACCGTGATGGCACGCCCCAGCGCCGACGGGTAGGAGTCGGACTGCTCGATCGTGATGGTGCCGCCGGCGGCCACGGGAGAGACGACCGTCACATCCCCCGCGCCGAGCGCGCTCACGGCGGCGTCCAGAGCAGGCAGCACGGCCCCGGCGGTGCCGGCGGCGTAGGAGCCCGGCAGCTCTGCCGTCCACGGATCTCCGGCGACGCCCGCTGCAGTGAGAGCCGCGCCGGAGCTGCCGACGTCCGCGTGGCCGTTGAGCGCCTCATCCCAGACGGCATCGGCGATGGCCGCGTTGTCCACAGTGATGCCGGAGACGTCCACCATGTCGGTGTTGGTGGTCGTGGTGTCGACCAGTGTGACGTGTGCGACCACGTCGCTTGTGGGGTCGAAGTCGTTGAGCGCAGCGACTGCGGCCAGAACGGCGTCGTCGGCGGCATCCAGCTCCGCCTTCGTCGGCGGGTCATAGGCCTCAAGCGCGTCCGTGCACTCGCCTTGGATGGCGGCCAGCGCCGTCGAGTTCCAGCTCGCCGTGCCGTCCGACTTCGGCACCTTGGCCAGCTCGTTCGTGAGCGCCGTGACCTCGCTGTCGACGTAGTTGTCGACGGCGTCGATGGCGGACGGGATGGTGGTCCCGAGAATCGCCCCGGCCGTGCCTGCCCCGTAGGCTCCCGGGATGGGAGTCGACCAGGGGTCGCCCGCCGAGCCGGCGCCCGCGAGCGCGGCCCCGGCCGACCCGACTCCGGCGTGCCCGGCAAGCGCCTCGTCCCACACGGCGTCGGCCACACTCGCGGCGGACGGTGCGGAGGCGGCGGCCAGCGTCGCTCCCGTGCTGCCTGCGCCCGCGTGCCCGGCGATGGCCTCGTCCCAGACCGCGTCGGCGACCGCAGACGCCGCGGGGGCAGCCGCCACCATGTCGGTGTTCGTGGTCGTGGTGTCGACGAGGGTCACATGCGCGACCACGTCGGTGGCTGGGTCGAAGTCGTGCAGCGCGGCGACAGCCGAGAGCACGGCGTCGTCGGCCGTGCCCAGAGCGGTCGCCAGCTCGCTGTTGGTGGGGAGGTCGTTGACGCTCGTCTGCGAGGCGGCCGTCTTGGCCGCGTCGTAGTCGGCGTGCAGGGTGAAGCCTGCCTTGTCGGTGAGCGCACGGGTCGCGTACTCCCATACCTGCTGCGCCGTGAGCGAGCCGCCCCCGGAGGGTGCCTGCTCCAGCGCGTTCGTCGTGAAGCGGTAGACCGCGCCGTCCAGCTCCAGCGCCGTGTCGAGCTTGTTGGCGATGGCGAGGATGGCGGCGACCTCGGTGTCGAGCAGATCGTCCACGGTGTCGACGCTCGTCTGCGATGCACGGCTCGACACGGCGGCGTTGAGGTTGTCGCCGAGGATCTTGCCGGCCGTGCCGGAGCCGTAGGCGCCGGGCAGGGCCGTGGACCAGGGGTCGCCCGCCGAGCCGGCGCCCGCGAGCGCGGCCCCGGCCGACCCGACTCCGGCGTGCCCGGCAAGCGCCTCGTCCCACACGGCGTCGGCCACACTCGCGGCGGACGGGATCGCGGCGAGCACCGCGTCGTCGGCACCCGCGAGCGCCGTTGCCAGTTCGCTGTTCGTCGGCAGGTCGCCGAGCTGCGTGTCGAGGTTGGCAGAGGAGAGCCCGACGGCGGTACGGACTCCGGCCGCGTCGAGGTCGTTCAGCGCCGTGATCTCGGCGCTGGTCGCGAGGCCGGACTGTATCTCGGTCACGGCCGTCGCGGCGATGGCGTCGTTGTCGATGGCGTCCGTCGCGATGGACGCGGCGGTGATGCCGCCCGCCGCCACGCTGCCGACCGCGCCAGACACCGAGCCGACAGAGCCGGAGACGTTGCCGGTGATGGCCCCGGTGAGGCCGCCCACGCCGCCCAGGGCGAGCGTTGCGGCAGCTCCGCCGTGCGGGCCGTTGGCGAGCGTGACCGCGCCCTGCGCCGTGTCGAGCTCGGCCTTGGTGGGCGGGTCGTAGGCGTTGAGGGCATCGGTGCATTCGCTCTGCACCTCGGCGTCCCAAGCGGCGTTCCACGGTACGGCGGAGAGGCCGGAGCCGGTCCCGATGTCGGTCGCGCCCATGATGGCCTCGCCGGGGTCGTGCCCGGACAGGGTGTTCAGGGCGCTGGCGTCGATGCGCGTGGCGTCGTCGACCACGGCGTCGCGGATCTGGTTGGTGGCGTCGGAGCCCTCGATGGTGACGGCGTTCACGTCCAGCTTCGTGGTGCCGCCCGCGTAGCCCGTGCCGTCGAACATCAGCTCGCAGTTGTCGGCGGCGGTCGCGTCGCCGGAGATGGCGGTCACGTCGGACGGTTGCGCCTTGCAGTTGATGAGCACGTGCTGCGCCTTCGCGCCGCTGGTCGTCGTCTTGATGGTCACGTACACGTAGTCGTGGTTCATCTCCGCTTGAGTCAGGCTCAGGGAGTAGATGCCGGTCGAGCCGATCTCGCTGGCCTCGTTCGTGCAGTCGGAGAACGTGGCCTGCGGGGCGCTGCCGTCCTCCCAGTAGTTCAGTTCGCTGTCGAGCCCGGCCGCGCCGGTGACGACATCGCCGTCCGCGTCCACGATGGGCACGACGATGTACGTCGCGACGTTCTTTGAGCGCCTCAGTTCCATGGCTGCCTCCTATTCACGCCGGCGCCAGGAGGCCGGACTTCTTGCGGGTCCAGTGGTCGAGGGTGGGCAGGCAGCGCAGGACGCCGCGAGCGATGCCGCGGCCGATGCCGCGGCCGGAGTAGGTGGCGGTGCTGCCCTCGGTGTAGTCGACAACGAGCCGCGGCGGGCGGGTGCCGTTGCCCGTGTAGTAGTTCGTCGAATAGTCGTTGTTTGGTGAGGGCGCGCTATCGGAGCGCATCTGGTTGGTGGCGACGACGATGCGGAATATGTCGTCATCGGCCAGCGCGGAGTCGATGGCGGTGGTTAGATTCGTGCCGTCGCTCGTGTAGTCCGTATAGCCCGTCGTGCCGTCTCCCCCCGACGGGGTATGGTAGGCGACCCGCGCTGTGGAGAGGTTCGTGTTCAGCCACCCAGTCGTGCCGCCGGTTCGCCAGTCGTCAGTCCCGATACTCGCGCCCCAGTCGTAAGCATAGATTTCCTCCACCTGCCCATTGCAGTGGTCGAGGTGCGAGTAGCCCACGGCATAGGTCGCCGCGGTGAGTGTCGAACCTGCCGTGATGCCAGAGACGTCGAAGGAGTGGAACGACTCGGTTATGTACGCGGTCCCGCCCCAGTACAGACCGGCGGCAGTCGTGGTCGTCGTCGCGCCGTTGTTGACGAGGCTGTTCCCGGCGATGCCGTTGGCCCACGACGTGCCGTTGGTGTAGTAGCTGTTGTCGCTGGTGGCGCCGTATTCGGTCAGCGTCGGCATCAGCTCACCTCCGCCCCGAGCGGCACGTCGGCGAACGAGTAGGTGACGGTGCCGTACTGGAGTGTGGCCGGGACGGCGACCCGGCCGCCGTGCGATTGGTAGCGGGCAGCGAGCATCGGTGCTGGGTCGGCAAGGCCGGTGAGTGCCAGGGCCGGGTCTGTGCATGGTTCGGCCACCTTGGCGAACACAAACACGGGCTGCTCGGGCGCGAGGACGACGCGAAAGTCCACGCCGGTCCACAAGCCGGGGATGGTCACGGTGTTGCCCGCATACGCAGCCACAGCCTTGCGGTTGTGGCCGACCGGGGCGACCGTCATTGGCACCGTCTCGCCCTCGGCCAGCACGCTCACGGCGAGGTTGCCCTTGTTCACCTTGACGACGTAGGGGTACTGCCCGGAGAGGTACTCGCGCGTCGAGTCCCGCCAGTCGCAGATGGTGTCGACCCAGATGCCGTTCACCTGATGGTGTGCGTAAGGGCCGATGACAGCGCGGCGGCTGTTGCCGCCCAAGTCGAACACCTTGCCGTTGCGCGTGCGCCGCTCTATGAGTTCGTCGCCGATGGCCATGTCAGCCCCCCGTCAGGTAGCTCGGTTCAGATGAGAGATTGCTCACTTGCCGAGATCCAAGAGTCGCCCGAGGTCGATACATGCCGCGACCGTGAACATCGTCCGCGTCTTGCGCGTCACCTGGCCGCCGTAGTCGCCGACGTTGCCCTCGACGGTGTCGATGCGCTTGCCGACGAGGCCGCCCGCGCAGAAGCCGATGTGATCGACAGAGCCGCCGTCCCAGTCGAACAGCAGGAGGTCGCCCTTCTTGGCGAGCGCAACCGGCTTGAGCAGGCCCTTGCCCTTGGCCCAGCCGTACCACGAGGGACAGTAGGCGGGGAGCGGCGGCAGCGGGCCGCGATAGCCGTGCTCCTTCAGGACCCACGTGACGAACGCCGCGCACCACGGCGCTCCGAAGCGGATGTGGACGGCCTCGAGGTACTTCTTGACCGGCCCCCAGTTGGACCCGGACGGCCACTCGTGCGTGCCCAGCTCGCGGCGCACGATGCGCATGAGAAGCTCGCGGCGCGAGGGCGGGAAGAGCAGCCTGAGGGTCTCGGGGTCGAACTGCCCGGAGACGGGCAGCTTCGCCATGCGCTGCACGGCACGGATGAGCGCACGGGCGGGCTTGCCGACGCGCGGGCTCGCCACGCGGAAGCCCTTGGGGATGCCGCTCCGCACGCCGCCGTGGGCGAGATACCACTTCTTGAGGCGGCGCTTGCGGCGTGGTGCTTTGGGGTCGAGTACGATGCTCACGGCAGGACCGCCTTCATGAGGTACTGGATGAGCACGTTCGCGAGGGTCACGGCGATGAAGATGCCGACGCCCCAGAGCGCCCAGACCTTGCGCTTCATCTCCTCGCCTCCGGGGTCGCGCTTCTCGGTGAAGTCGGACCCTGCCGCGTCTCCCTCGCGCCGCGGCGTGTGGAACTTGTGCATGTGGTCCTCGTGCTTGCGCGCGTGCTGCTCCTCCCAGCGGTCGGGGCATCCGGAGACGACGCTCTCCAGGCCATCCAGGCGGCGATCGCGTTCTTCGGCCTCGGAGCAGTGGTCCTCGAACATCCTCTCCAGCGCCTTGAAGCGCGCGTGCGTGTCGTGGTCGGCGGCGAGCACTAGAGAGAAGACGTCGTCGATCGTCTTCGTCGTCCCGTTGGCGCGTGCGGCGATACGCTCGACCTCTCTGCGGAACTCGTCCATCCTCGCCTCCTTCAGGCTCCGTGCGGCCACGAGCCGCCGGGCAGGGCCGGGGCCGGTGGCGTGCTGCGGTCGTAGTTTGTGCGCTGGCGGTAGACCCGCCACTTGAACTCGTTCTCACTCTCGCCGATGGTCAGCGTCACGGTGGAGCTGTCGGCGTCGATCTCGGCCTCGCTGATGTAGAGCGGGCCGGTGGTGGTGCCGTGCGCCGCCTCGGATATCCACTCCCCGGCGCGGATGTAGGCGGCGAGCTTCTTGCCGCCGGCCACGAGGTCGACCTCCGGGGTACGCACGACGATGCGTCCGCGGAAGGCGTTGCGCCCGCCCCACGTCAGGTACTCGTTGCCGATGGCCAGGGCTTGCGTCCCGCTCATGCGCGTATCGGAGAGGTCGAGGACGCTGACGCGCTTGCTCGCGTCGCTCCAGTCGATGGGCGGCGCTCCGCTCGCCGTCGCGGTCTGGGCGAGCACCGTGCCGTCGGGGTAGGTGGCGTGGCCGACGGAGGCGTAGAGGACGCGCACGTAGTCGGGGACGCCCTCGTCGGCGGCGTGGACGTCGTAGTCGATGCCGGGGTCGGTGACGTCGACGGTGTAGGTGGCGGCGGCGGGCACGACGCGGTCGGCTATCTCGAAGCTCGGCCCGTTCCAGAAGCCCCAGTCGATGGCGTCGTCGGCCAGCGCGGCGATCTCGTCGAGCGCGGCGGCACGGGTCGTGGAGGGGCGCACGACGATATCGCCGGTCAGGTCGAATCCGACGGCACTGGAGGTGCTGGAGAGCGCGAGGCCGTCCGTCGTGGCGATGGCGCACATGACCTCGTCGACGCGCAGACCTTCGTCGGCCTGCCCGAAGCCGGTGACGGACTCAGCGGCGACGAAGCGGTCGGCGGTCGTGGTCGTGGTCGACGTCGGGATGAGGAGCATCCGCACGGCCTTGGTGCCCAGCGGCATGGAGCCCGAGGNNGCCGCCGTAGCCCGCCGCGGTGAAGTAGCGCGACTCGGACCAGCTGCCCCACGGGTGCGTCGAGGTCTGGAAGCGCACGTCCCAATGGGAGCCCAGGTCCATGCCGTAGCCCGAGCCCTCGTAGTCGGCGAGCGTCAGGGTGAGATGGTTGATGTCGTTGGCGCTGTCGCCGAGGCCGCCGTTAATCCAGTAGTAGAACGCCGCGCCCTTGCCCGAGGTGCACTCGCGGCCCTTGGGGTAGGCGATGGACAGCACGCCCTCGTCGTTCACCATCTCGAAGTTCTTGGCGGCCGTCGTCTTGGCGAACCACTGCGCGTTGTCGGAGTCCTGCCAGACCCAGCAGAAGTCCTCGCGCAGGCCCGCCTTGTTGTAGAGCCCCGCGGCGGCGATGTCGTAGTACGCCTCGCCGTCGGCGAGGGTCGCGGTGGAGATGTCGTTCACGACCTCGCCCCAGAACAGGACCGTGCCGTCGTGGATGATGGCGACGACCGCGCCGCGGGTCATGTTGGCGTAGAACGGCTGGAACGGCTCGCTCGCGTCGAGACGCATGGAGGCCTCGCCCCAGCCGCCTGGCGAGGTGGACGAGAAGCGCAGGCCGGGCAGCAGCTCGGCGGTGACCTCGACGCCGCCGACGGAGATGTAGAGCTCGCCGTCGAAGAGCGTGGGGTCGGCCGTGACCGGCGCGGCGGTGACGGTGTAGTTGATGGTGTTGGAGGCGTCCCCGCCGGTGGGCGTCACGCTCACGGCGTGGGTGCCGGGGAAGACGTTGGGGACGGTGCAGGTGATGGTCGTCGCTGTCCATGCGCTCGTCGTCGCCGGGGTCGAGCCGAAGGCCACGACGCCCGCGGTGCCGAGGTCGGTCCCGGTGATGGTCAGGCTGGCTCCGGGAATGCCGCTCGTAGTCGAGAGCGAGGTGAGGTGCGCCGTTGGCGTCTCCCAGACCTCGTCGGCCACCTGGATGGACAGGTTCAGGTTGAAGTCGGCGGCGGTGGAGGCGGGCTTGAGCGCGCCCGCGGTCGCGACCCACTGCTGCGGCGCGAGCGTCGACTGCGTGAAGTAGGGGTCGCCGATGGCTCCGGCTACGTCCATCGCCCCGTAGACCCACAGCAGCGAGGCGTCGGCTCCGAGCAGGGTGTTGTAGCTGCCCACGGCGCGCGGCGTGTCGATGTTCTTCGGTGACGACGCGCCGCCCCAGGCGTTGCTCGCGGCGGTGGCGACGGCCCCGATGACGTAGGCCCCGGCGGTGGCGGTCGTGAGCGCGGGCAGCTCGGCGGAGGCGTCGGTGCCGGAGTTGAGCCCGGCGTCGTAGGCGTCCCACGGGTCTGCGCCGGTATCGACGCCGCGGAAGGCGAGCACCTGCGCGATGATGGCGTCGCTGGCCCCGGTGACGGCGGGGTTCGACTCGCTGCCGTCGTGGCGCTTCCAGAAGACGGCGACGGTCGTGAGCGTCGCCGACGCCCCGGCCGTGTACTCGGCCTTCTTGGTGTAGCCGGAGCAGGCGAGCGTCTGGTCGCCGTTGCAGCCACAGACGACGACGATGATGTCGTTGGCTTCGAGGTTCGCGGGGAGCGTCGGCGTCGCGGTGTCGTTGGTCGCCGCCGCGTAGGTGCCCGCGCCCTGGTAGGAGATGGCCATCAGGTGAGCCCGGAGATGTCGGTGGTGACGGTGCGCGCCCCGGAGAGCGCCACCTGCCCGGAGGTCAGCAGCGCGTAGGCGTCGCCCGTCGAGTTGCGCCAGCGGACGTCGTTGATGGTGATGGGCAGGGTGCGGCTCATCTGCGAGCCCTGCGTGATGGTGATGAAGTCTGTGGAGGCGGTCGCCTGCCGGTCGGTGATGTCGCAGTCGGTGATGGAGACCGAGTAGAGCGGCAGGCCGTTGGAGCCGATGCTGAAGAACGAGCGGTAGTCGGTGTAGCCGTCGTAGGCTGGGGAGCCGATGTCGCAGGTGCAGCCGCTGATCACGACGTTCCCCCAGTGGCGGTCGTCGATCTGCGTGAAGGAGCCCTCGGTGTTGGTCGCGCCGCGGAACTCCGGCATCATCGGCGCCCGTGCTCCCGGCTCCGGCGAGACGCCGTCGAGCCAGTACGGTTCGCAGTCGCCGACGTAGTCGCAGTCGGTGATGGTGTAGGTCGGGATGTCCGTCTTGTACGGGTAGCAGAACCACGTGAAGCAGATCGGCTGGCGGCATTTGGAGAAGGTGCAGCCCGTGACCGTCACCTCGTTGAAGGCATTGATCTCGAGACCGTCGTCGGTCGAGTCCTCGCACGTGCAGTCGGTAACTGAGCAGCGGTAGCCCGCGCCGAAGCTGCCGATGTGGATGTTGGACGTGTAGTAGTGGGACGAGTTGCAGTAGCAGCGGGCGACGTTGATGTTGTCGTAGAGGATGGGGTTGGTGCCGAACGTCGTCTGCCCGCAGTTGGTGTTGGAGTAGATGCCGATCGGCTTGCCCTGCGAGTAGATGGTGCAGTCTTCGAGCGTGATGTTGGTGACGTAGGCCCAGTGCGTCTGCGTGCGGCTCTCGGCGTTCAGGTTGATGACGAAGCCGTTGGCCCCGTTGGTGTTGGCTGAGCCGGTGCGGTAGGCGACCTTGCCGTAGGGCATGGTCACGTTCTTGACCGTGATGTTGTCGGCGTTGCCGTAGCCGTTGATCATGCAGATGCAGGGCGTCATCGTGCCGGTGACGCGGTTGTTGTTGTCGATGGTGAGGCCGTCGATCACGAGGTTGCCGTAGGTCGCGTACTGCGGCGTCGTCCAGACGCCAGAGTAGGCGGCGCGCAGGAAGCCGGTCCTCGTGCCGGTGAGCCTGATGGTCGCGTCGCCGGCGAAGGCCACGACGCCCGCCTGCTGCACGGTCGGGTTCGTCGCGCCCACCCAGTCGTTGGTGCGGATGGTGTTGAGCAGCACCCACGAGCTGCAGACGTAGGTGCGGCCGGCGGTGAAGCGCACGGTCGCGTGCCCGCCCGCGGCGACGTAGGCGCGGGCGGCGTTGTAGGCGGACTGGATGGCGGCGCGGGCGTCGGTCACACCGTCTCCCGCGTTGGCGTTGTACGTCTCGGGATAGAAGTACGTCGTCGGCACGGGGTTGTCCGAGGTCGTGACGCGGGCGCGCAGGATCGCGGAGACGCCCGCCGGGGCGGGCGCGGTCTGCAGCGCGTAGGCGGGCTGCCCCGGCCCCTGGTGGAGCGCGATGTTGACGCGGCCCACGGCTCAACCAGCGTTCGCCGTGTAGGTCATGCTCTGCACGGTCACGGTCGCGCCCGACGTGATGGGTACGGCGTCGATGATGCAGTCACAGCCGGAGAGGCCCACGGTGCCGTCGAGCACGGCGGTCGTGCCGTTGCTCTGGAGGGCCCGGAACCACGTCGGCGTGCCCGCGTTGTTGGCGGAGGCGTCGGTGACGGCCGGGTCGATGTCGAAGGTGGCGACGCCCGCGGCAGCGCCGGCCGCGCAGGCGGGGTTGTTGAAGCGCAGCTCGGCGAGCAGCACCTGGTCGCTGACGGCGGTGTCGGCGGTCGCGGGCTGGGTGCCCGAGTAGATGCGCAGGTAGCCGGTGTTCAAGAGGGCGCAGACGGCGTCGGCTTCGGCGTTCAGTGCCGCGACGCCTCGTTTCACGTTGTAGGCCACGGTGCCTCCTTACGGCGTGCGGTAGAGGACGAGGTCGACGTCGACGGCGTAGCCGACGAGGAGCTGGCGGGTGTAGGGGACGGAGAGGTAGGGCGAGTGAACACACGAGTACGTGACCGCGCCACCGCCGTCGTCGTAGACGAGGTCCTGGTCTCCGGCAGCGATCAGCGCGTTGATGGCCGCGACGTGGCTCTGCACGTCCGCGGCGCTCGTGCCCATGATGCGCAGCGGCACGTGCATCTCGATGAGCTGCGCCTCGGAGACGTTGAACTGCGCGACGGCTCCGGTGTAGCTGCGGAACTCCGACCAGGTCTTGACCGGCACGCCGGGGTCGAAGCCCTCCATCAGGAGGATGTCGCTGCCGTCGTTCAGGCTCAGTCCGCCGTAGGTGAGGTCTCCCGCTGCCACTAGCGCCTCCTCACGCGCTGCTTGAGGCGCTGCGTTTGGCGGCTCGTCACCTGGCGCTCGATGAGGTGGCCGTCGAGGTAGACGTTGATGACGTTCATACCGTCACCGCCGTAGTTCACGTTGTTGGGCTGGAACGGGTTGCCGTTCAGCGGAACGATCAGCTCGTTCCCGTGGGCGGTGACGCTGTAGCCGGACATAGGCCCCGTGATGAAGCCGCCGGTCGCGTGACCTTCTGGTCTGTTGAATCCGGGAGTCCGGCGGCCTGCGCTCGATCCGGTGGACATAGATCCGCCGCCGGACGCGACACGCTTGATCCAGTCCCACGCCGTGCGCAGAGCTCCGATGAGGCGGCCCACTGTACTGATGACGGTCTCTATAGCGCCCATTGCCCAACTCTTCGCAAACCACTCGCGAGCGCGCTGCACCCAGTCGATGACTTTCTTGAGCGCGTTCCAGATGCCACTGATGACGGCGACGATGACCTTGACGGAGGCCGAGACCACGGCCTTGATGGCGGGCCACGCCTCGTTCACGAAGTTGCGGAAGGTCTCGTTCTTCTTGTAGAGGATGACGAGGCCAGTAACGAGGGCAGCTACGGCGACGATGATGATGCCGACGGGGCCGGTCATGGCGGTGATGGCGGCCCCGACGGCGGGGGCGATGGCGATGATCTGCCCGAGAATCATCAACAGCGGGCCGATGGCGGCGACCGCGAGGCCGCCGTAGGTGATGACCTTCTGCCAGCCCGGAGAGAGGTTGTTGAAGGCGTCGGCGAGCTTGGTGACGACACCGACGATGCGCTCGACCACGGGCATGAGCGCCGTGCCCAGCGTCTCGGAGACGTCGGCGAACTTCGCCTTCAGTATCTCCATGCGCCCGGCGGCGGTCTCAGCGGCCTTGGCGGCGCTGCCCCCGAAGGTATCGGAGGCGTTCTGCATGACCTGGTCGAAGGTCATCATCTCGCCCGCGGCGTCGCGGGTGGCGATGCCGTAGCGGGAGAGGATGCCGATGTTGCCGTTCTGCGCCTTGGCCAGCGCCTCGGCGATGGTGATGACCGGCTTCCCCTTGGCCGCGGCGATGTCCATCGCTATGCCGAGCAAGTCCTGCGCCTTGCCGGTGTCCTTAGTCACGGCCACGAGCGCGCCCAGCGCGGGACGCAACTCACCGTCGGCGATGCCCGACCAGTTCTGTGTCTTGGTTATCCACTTCTCGATGGAAGCGACCTGGGCATCGGTGGCGCCGGCGTTGTTGCGCAGCGCCTTATCCAGCAGCGCCATCTCTTTCTCTTCCTCGATGGCGGCCTTGGTGGCGGCGGCGAACCCGGCGACGATGGGCACAGTGACGAATGTCGTCATGTTGCGCCCCACGCCCATCATCTTCTGCCCGATGGACTGGAGCTTCTTCGAGAAGGTGCTTACGTCATTGGCTCCGCCGCGTAGGGTTCTACCGAGGCTCTTGTCCTGGCCGATGAGTTCTACTCTTACGGTGTTAGTCGCCATCAGGCACCGGGTTCACTTTGCGGAGGATTTCGACCGCGGCGACGTACTCACGGAGCGTGAGGAGTCCGACGTCGGCGAGGGTCCAGTGGTAGGCGTAGCAGAGCGAGAGGCGGTCTTCGAGGGTCGGCCACTGCGCCGACGCTGTTCCCGGTTCACTAAAGGGACGGCCACCTCTTCGACCTGCCGCTCCATCGCGCCCCAGAACGCGCCGACGAGTTCGCCGTAGGTCAGCGTCTCGGCGAAGGCTTCGTAGGTAAGCGTCGGCTCGTCACGTCGCGCCGCTATCCACGCGAAGCCGAGCAGGTAGTGCGGGTCCAGGTTGAGCAGTTCGGGCGGCGCCCAGCCGTCGGGCGGCTGCCATCCAGGCACGTCCACGGCGGCACCGAACTCGGCCCGCGCTCCGTCGAGTGATGCGCGGATGGCGTCGTTCACCTTGACGACCGCGTACTCGGCGTTGACGCCGACGGCGCTACGGTAGGCCAGGGCCTCGACGATGCGCCACTCGTCTATCTGCAGGTCGATAACGATGACCCTCGCGTTGTCGCTCACGCTTCTGCCCCTTTGAAGGTGTCCTGCTCCATGTCGAGATTCCTGTCGACGATGTCCATCTCAAGGCCGTGCTTCGTAGCGATCTCCTGCAAGCCCTCAGTGAACGTCTCGCCGATGAAAGAGCGCAGCCGGTAAGCCACGTTCCAGATGAAGTAGCCCCGCGGGCGTCGCGGCTTCGTATAGATGACGTGGCCGCCGCTCATCTTCATCTGGCTGTAGCTGCGAGCGCGGACGGCGCGCTTGATGGCGCGGCCAGCGCCTGCGCCGGAGCGGTGCCAGAACGCGGAGCCGCCGAACTCCTGGACGAAGATGTACGGCACGTTGCTGACCGACACGTAGGCCGTCTTACCGCCGCCGCCCCGCGTTCGCGACTGCATGTAGCCATAGGGAAGATGCGTTCGGGAGTCCTTGGGCGAGCCCGCGTACATCGGCGAGTTCGTCTTGACGTACAACTCAGCGCGCTTGCCGATAGCACGGTAGAGCTTGGACAAGTCCCTAAACCCGGCGGCTGTTTCAGAGAGCGCGACGCGCAGCTCGGTGAGTCCGTCCGCGTCGATGTAGTAGCCGCCGGTTGCCACGCTGCCTCAGATCGTCGTCGCGACTTCGATGACTTCCAGCTTGTAGAGCGGGTCGGTGCCGTTGTCGTTAGCCTTGATGGAGAGCGCGTGCGTCACGGCCTCGTCGCCGCCGGGGACCGGCGGCTCGCCCTGGATGTAGCCCTCCGGGATGGTCAGCCGCCAGGTGTAGTAGTAGGTGGTGGCGATGTTGGCGCCGGTGAACTCCACGACCCAGGCGCGCGGCGTGTTGGAGCGCCAGTCGTCGTAGGTGAGGTCGAGGCCGCTGGGCTCGATCTCAAGGTCGAGCGTCGCCGAGATGTTGGACTGCAGGACCGGCTCGGCGCGCAGTCCCGTACCGTCGAAGAGCATGTAGTCGCTGCCTGAGATGCCGTTCTCGGTCGCGAACTTCACGTTGCGGACGCCCGGCAGGGCGGTGCCGGCGCGCTTCACGACGGACGCCGAGTACCAGCCCAGCGGCATGTAGGTGGCGGGGTAGCTCGGCGTCGCGAGGTCGATGGTGTGGACGCAGCTCGCGCTCTCGACGTTGAACGTCACGGTGGCAATGCCGCCGGCGTCGCAGCTCACCTCCCAGCCAGGGCACTTGCAGCCGTCGTAGGTGAAGGGCTCGACGCCGCCGCCGCGCATCGGCACGCCGGTCTGGATGGTGAGACTGGTGCCGGTAGCGTTCATCTGGCTGGAGGCGACGTTCTTGTCGAAGGTCGTCAGGTAGGCGGCCGTCGCGCCCTGCTGCGTCGGCGTGGCGTTGTGGCCGATGGCCCAGCGCCAGAGCTTGAGCATGTCGGTGCGCAGCAGCTCGAACGTGAGCGAGCCCTCGCCGCCGTCGTCGTAGACGATGGTCAGGTTCGCCGGGTCGGAGATGCGGCCGGGGATGCGGCCGGCGGACTCGATCATGCCGGTGCGCGGCTTGAGGCCGATGCCACCGCTCGTCACCGGCAGGAAGCTGGTGACGGGGTCGACGACGGTGCCGTAGCTGGACTCGACGGCGTAGCCGAACTGGGCATCGGCGCCGCGGCTGGAGCGCGTGATCGTGTGAGCCATCTATCAGCCCTCCTTCTTCTTCGCGGGCGCTTTGCGCCAGTCGGGCTGCCTCAGAAGCGAGGCGGCCAGCTCTTCGGGGATATCCACCGGCACGCCGGGCTCGGCGGTGAGGTGGGCGTCAGGCACCAGGACGGGTCCGGTGCCCTTCCAGACGAGCATCATGTGGAGCCTCCTGGCGAGACGATGCGGGCGGTGTAGGCGATGGTGGCGGCGATGGTGTAGCCGTGGCCGGCGACGCGGGCCGTGGGGTCCTCGGTGTAGTTGTCGGCCTCCTCGACGTCGACGTCGGAGGTGGCCAGCACGAGGCCGCCGATGGTGATGTCGCCGCCGGTCTGCTCGGCGAGCGAGAGGGCGGCCACGGCTTCGTTCAGGAGCTGCTTGGCGCGGGCACGGGCGGCGTCGATGGTCTCCTCGCCGGTGCCCGGCACGAAGGCGTCGCAGACGATGGTGACGGTGCCGTCCTCGGCGCGGTAGGCGCCGAGGTAGGTGGAGTGCGAGCGCGGCCGGGCGATGGTGATGCCCTCGCCCGTCTCCTTGCGCCGCGGGCCGGTGGAGACGTCGACACCGGCCAGGCCGCTCCACGACGTCAGGGCGTCGCGCACGGCGGCCTGGACGTCGAAGGCGACGCAGAAGTCGGCGGCCTCGCTCACGCGATCACCACCCGATGCTCTTCGAGCTCTGCGATGAGCGAGTCCACTTCGTCGTCGCCGGTCCAGTGGGGGCGCACGCCCGGGTAGGGGAAGCGGGCGGCACGGCCGCCGGTGTCGTAGTCGGTGGCGCCGATGGGCAACTCGCCTTGGGCGAGGATGCGCACGGTGTAGAGCAGCGCGGCGCGGATCGCCAGCTCGTCGGCGACCGACCAGCCGTAGTAGTAGCTGACCTCGACGGCGAGATCCTGGTAGCCGGTGGAGCTGCTCCAGCTGGCGCCGTCGGTGCGGACCAGCCTGCCGTCGCCGTGGGCCTTCACGGCGGCCAGCTCGGTCGCCGTCAGGGCCGTGCCGTCGATCGATGCGGCCGTCACGGTCAGCGGCCGGCGCGGCGACTCGCGCGTCGGGTTCTGCCGGGAGACGCGCAGGACGTTGCCGCGGGTGCCGTCCAGCGTCTCGGTGACGACGCTCGGCAGCAGGGCGCAGCGGCAGGCCGCCTCGAGGCGGGCGCGCACCACGGTCTCAGTGGCCGTCAGGGCGGAGTCGGGGTAGGTTCCCGCGTCGGCCAGGGGCTGGATGCCGGAGTCGGCGAAGGCGCGGGCCGTGGGGATGGAGTAGAGACGGTCGGCGACGCCCACCGATACGGTGTCGGTGCCGCTGTGGGTCTGGGCCGGGACGCCGATGGAGGTGACGGTAGCGAACGCCTCGCGGCCGAAGACGGTGTCAGCGCCCGAGAGTCCGATGACCTCGGTCAGCGCCGCGCCGGAGTAGTCGGTGCCGACGAGCGTCACGTCGCCCGTGATGCCGGCGGCGTTGCCGGTTACCGACAGCGCCCGCGGCGAGGGCGGCGCCGTGATGGCGGTCGTCACCGCCGCCGGGGCGACGCCCAGCGTGATGGCGGCGTGGATGTCGGCGGTGTGGCTCATGGTCAGTAGCTGATGCTCCGCACGACGAAGGTCGCGGCGTCGCCGCCGTCGTCGTTGCTCAGGGCGATGTAGGCGTAGGGCCAGCCGTAGACATCCTGGGCGACGAGGTCGCCGCCAGTCGTCGAGTTGGCGGCCTGCTGGGCCGACTCCGCTCCCTGCGGGACGAGCCCGGCGAGCGTCGTCTCGGCCCAGGCGATCTCGTCGGCGGCGGAGGTGCCTTGCGCGAACTGCAGCAGGGGCGCGGTCGTCGCCGTGACGGTGATGACGTCCGTCGCAGCCACAGCGTTGACGCGGGTCGTGATGCCGGGGACGCCGTAGGTATCGTCGGTCAGCAGGGCAGCGGCGTTCGCGCAGGCGGCGGCGTTGCTGGCGCCGATGTAGAACTGCCGCGACGCGGGCGTGGCCTCGACCTCGGTCGACTCACAGGTGAAGGTCTCGCCGTTGAAGACGAAGTTGTCCTCGTCGTCGACGGCGGTCGCGTCGGCGAACGTGAGGGTGCCGCTGGTGACGTTGGCGTGCGCCAAGAAGAGGCGGTACTTCCAGGCTTTGTCGCACTGCACCTGCCAGTGCTTATGGGCGACTGAGCGCGTGTCGAGGTCGGCGCGGATGTAGATCGTGCCGCCGACCGGTACGGTGCCGATCTTGCCGAGTCCGCCGTAGGAGCCGGAGGCGGCGGCGAGCACGAGGTCGTGGTCGCGGTCGTAGAGCGGCGTGTCCGCCGGGTAGTACATGCCGCGCATGTTGGGCAGAGGCTCGGGCATGGTCAGCTCCTTTCACGGGCGCCGGAGGATGCCCGCGCCTCGGTGCAGCCGGGGGCGGGCGGGTGCCCGCCCCCGGCGTTGGTCGTGAGTGGCAGGGACGAAAGCACGTCGCCCCTTTACAGGACCGTCGATTCGGCTGCCGCGATCTCGGGCGGGTAGTCGCCCTTCTCGCGCAGCAGGGTTGCGCCGACGATGCCGTTGCCGGCCTTGGTGACCTTCACGGCCAGCCAGTAGAAGCCGCCGGCCAGGTCCATGTCGCCGACATCGACTTCGGAGACGAGCACCTGCTCGACGATGGCCGGGATGAGGTGCGTCACGGCGCTGGTGGCGACCGAGAAGGTGCCCTCGCCTGCGTCCTTCACCGTGATGGTGATGCCGCCGCTCGTGTCGTCGGCGAAGCTCAGGCCGGGCACGCCGTAGGTGGCGTGCGTCAGCAGGCCGTAGAGGGCGGTCGCGTCCTGGGCGTCGGTGCCGTCGATCTTGAACTGACGGCTGGCGGCCGTGGTCGTGTTGGTGTGGGCGGTGTAGACGTAGTCGGTGCCGTCGGTGTCGGTGATCGTCAGCGTCTCGCCGTTGGCGGCGCTGGAGAGCGTGACGGTCGCCTTCGTGACGTTGCTGAGCTTGGTGGCCGCAGCCGTGTTGGAGGCCGAGGACTCGGTTCCGGTGGACGAGTTGGCCTGCTTCACGGCCTTGGCGCCGGTGCCGGCCGCCGCGGTCGCCTGCAGGAACTCCAGCTTCGTCACCTTGTTGACGACGTTGGCGCCGTCGATGCAGACGGCGGCGGCCTTGCGCCAGCCCCGCATGTCGTAGTAGGGGCCGGTCGCGTTCGAGTTGTTGATGGTCTGGCCGATCAGGCCGACGTCGGCCTTGATCCGCTCTGTGATCTTGTGGGTAGCCATCTCAGACCACCCCGCTCAGTTGAGGATGACGAAGGGGGACCGGGCGCTGCCCTTGCGGGGCGTGTAGGTGCCGTCCATCCAGGGCTTGCCGTCGATGCGCTCGTAGAGGCGCACCGCGTCCTGGATGGTCAGGAAGTACAGCTGGTCGGCCCAGTCGACGACGATCTGCTGGCGATCGCCGATGACGTAGTAGGACCAGTCGGCGAGGACCAGGTCACCCTTGGTGCCGAGCGCCGAGCACTTCTCCGTCCAGATGAGCGGGATGCCCATCAGGGTCGGCGGAGCGGCCGGGCCCATGTTCTGCACGAACAGCGCGTTGTTGGCGCCGTCCTTGAGGGCGTAGAGCTGCGGCAGGCAGTCGCGGTTGGCGCACCACACGGCGCGGTTCTCGCTGCCGAGGAAGACGGTGAGCATGCCGAGGATGTCGGCGGTAGCGATGGCGCCGGCACCGGCGCGGGAGACGGCGACCTCGCAGTCGCTGCCGATGATGCCGGTCGGCTGGTTGGTGCCGTTGCCGTCGAAGAACGCCTGGTCCTCCATGAAGGTGATGACCTCGCCGAAGGACCGCTCGATCACGGTGCTCATGGCGAGCGGCGAGTCGGACAGCAGCTGCTTGGAGACCTTGCCGACGGCGGCGAGCACGCTGGCGCCGAGCACGACCTCCTTGGCCGTCCAGTTCGAGGCGGTGATGGTGTTGGCCTCGGCCAGCCAGTAGCCCAGCATGCCGCCGAAGAAGTTGGTGGCGTGCGAGTCGGCGTTGAGGGCCGGGATGCGGGCCGTGTCGGAGCCCATCGGCAGGACGGTGGCGCGGGGCCGGACGATGCCCTGCTCCATCGGGATGCGCAGGATGTCGGCGATGAACTCGTCCGGCACCATGAAGCCGCCGACGCCGCCGGAGGCCTCGCCGAAGTCCTTGCGTTCGATCTCGCCGCGCACGGTCTTCAGCAGCCACTCTCCGATCGACTTGAACGCCGGGGCAGTATCGGCCGCGGCCGGACGCACCGCGGCGTTCTGCTCGGCGATCGCGGCCTTGGCTTCGGCCACGGCGTCGACGCGGGACTGCTCGATCGCGTCACGCAGGCTCTTCTCCAGAGCGGGAAGCTCCTGCTTGTACTCGTTGTCCTTCTCCTGGCGCAGCTCGGAGACGAAGGTCTCCAGCGAGCCCGCCGACTTGGTGAGCTTCTCGATGAGCTCAGGGGTCACTTCCATGCGGTGTACTCCTTCAGACAGATTGCTGAGGTGATGAGCGCGTCGAGCACGACGGCGAGCGAGTGGAGCTGGTCCGGGTCGCTGGCCTTCTCGGCGGGTGCCGCGGGCGGCAGTGCCTCTTCTTCGTGTTCGCAGAGCTCGGTGGTATCGGACTCGCAGGCGCTGCAGTGCTTGACTGCGACGACTTCGGCGAGGGGGTTGGCGGGGATCGCGACGAGCGATATCTCGTGCAGGCGCAGCTCCTTCAGGACACGGACGCCGCCGTCCCAGTCGGCCTTGACGACCTGGACGCCGATGGAGAGCCCCTTGATGGCCTTGGCCTTCAGGTACTCATAGGCTTCGCGGCCGACCGTCGTGGTCAGCAGCAGGCGTCCCTTCAGGCGCAGGCCGTGGGCGTCGGGAGCCAGGTCCACCGAGACGCCGGCGGGTCGGCCGGAGTCGTGGTCCCAGAGGATCGGCACCTCGCCGCGGAAGTTCTTGAGCGTGCGGTTGAAGGCCGCCGGGTCGATGCGGTCGCCGTCGAGGTCGACGTTGCCGAAGACGGCGGCGTATCCCTCGAAGGTGCCGTCCTCCTCGAGCGCCTTGATCTTGAGGCGGAAGTCCTTGTTCACGCGGCACCTCCCGTGGGAGCGGCCTGCCGCTCGGGCAGGATGGGGAAGCCCTCATCGCCGACCAGATAGGTGTTGGCAGGCATCCAGTACGCCTGCCCCTTGCCGTCGGGCATGGGGTTCATGTCTTCGAAGGCCAGCACGTCGTCGCCGTTGAAGACGCCGAGCTGCTGGCGCATCACCTGGTAGAAGGCGGCCCGGCTGGCGGCGTCGCCGCGCAGGAGGCCGTTCACGTTGAGCTTGAGGTAGGCGGGCGAGGGCAGCACCCAGCGGTTGAAGGCCGCCTCGATGAGGGTCGTGTAGGGCAGGATGGCGTCCTGCACGAAGCTCATGTTCTGCTGCTCGATCGAGTTGCCGAACTGTGGTTTGTCCAGCATCGCCCCGAGGCGATGCGGCGGGATGCCGAAGATCCTCGTGCCGATGTCGACCACCGTGAACTGCCGCAACTCGAGGAACTGTGCCTGCTGTTGCGTGACGCCCATCGGCTTGTAGGTCGCCCCGGCGACGGCGGCGATCTTGTGGGCGTTGTCGGCGCCTGAGTAGAGCTCGCGGAACGTCTTGGCGTTGGCCTCGACCTGATCCTTGGTCATGTCGGCCGGGAACTCGAGGATGGCCGAGACCGTGCCGCCGTTGGAGTAGAACTTGGCCTGCACCTTCTGGGCGCCCTGGCCGATGCCGATCTCCTGCCGCGCCATCTCGATCGGCGAGAGGCCGCGGTCGTGGCCGGCCAGCGTGAGGGCGCGTGTGTGGACGATGTCGCCCGGAGCGAACGCTTCGGCGCGGGTGTTGGCGTAGAAGAGCTCGTTGGTGTCCTGGCGGCGACCCACGACGACGCCGCGGGGGTTGAGGACGAAGAGGCTGGCGGGCTTGCCGTCGCGGCCCCTGTTGCGGGTGTCGAGGAAGAGGTTGCCGTCAGAGAGCAGGGAGTCGACGCCCTGGGCAAGGAACTCCGGCCAGGTCTGCTCGCCGTTCGGGCGGGCCAGCCAGGGCGGCTCAGGAGACCAGGGCAGGTGGGCGAGGCGCCCGTTGCCGACCTCGCGCTTGACCAGCACGTGGGCCGGCAGCCCGGCGATCGTGTAGGCGATGATACGGCGTGAGCCGTAGACGGCCGAGAGACGCATCGCCGACTCGGAGTTGACGCCCACGCCGGCGTCCGTCACGGCGCCGCCGAACCACTCGTTCCAGCCGATCGGCCAGGTGATCTCGTCGGCGCTCTTGCGCAGCACGCCGAACGTCTTGGCCAGCAGGCTCACCGCTTACCTCGCGGCTCCAGCACGGCGCCGGCCAGCAGCAGCAGAACGCCGCCCACGAGGGCGGCGAGCAGGGGGGTGACGAGATAGGCGAGCCCACAGGCTCCGCCGATGAACAGCACGGCGCCGGTCACATCCAGCGCCCAAGCGAGATAGCGCAAATGCGCCTCCAGGTGGTCTAGACCTGGAGGCAGCCTAGAGGGCTGCGTACCGCCCGCGCGGGTGCATTTTGCTCAGACGGCGATGACGCCGGAGAAACCCTTCTTCTCCTTCGGGGCGGTGGCCCGGTCGAGGGCCGTCACCAGCGCGCTCACGCCGTCGATCTTGTCCGGGCTCTTCTTCTTCGAGGGCCGGATAGCCTGGTAGGGGTTCGTCTCGATGACGGTGTTGCCGATCATCCAGCGCAGCACCGGGTTGCCGTAGTGGTGCAGCGCGCGGTCGGCCACGAGTTTCTCCACCAGGCGACAGGGCGCGTTCATGATGGCCGCCCACTGGCCGACCTTCACCATCTCCACGTCGAATCCGTCCAGCAGGTTGATGATGTGCGGCGCGTGCCAGGTCGGGTCGAAGCCGATCTGCCGCAGGTCGAAGGTGCGGCCGTCGCGCTCGATCTGGTGGGCCACGACGCGAAAGTCGATGGCCTCGCTGGTCGGGTCGGTGAGCGTGATGTAGCCGGAGCGCGCCCACGCCTTGATGCTCTGCACCATCCTGCCGCGGTTCTCGACGCCGACCTTGGGGATGAAGAAGCGCGGCAGCACGTCGTAGCCGCCGTCGTCGCGCGGGAACAGCAGCACCCAGGCGGTGAAGTCCTTGGTGGAGGAGAGGTCGAGGCCGCCGTAGCACTCGCGCCCGGCCCACTCGTGCTCGAACTGGGCGACGGTCTTGCCGACGTCGGCGCAGGCGTCCCACTCCGCCAGCGAGAGCCAGGCCGACTCGGCGTCCGTCCAGACGTCGAAGTGCAGGTTGAGGACGTGGTTCTGCGCGCTCGGCTGGTGCATCGCTTCGTTGACGGCACGGCGGATCTCGTCGGGCTTCAGGAAGCCGCCGGGCTGGCCTACGAGTGACGGGTTGGCGAGCGGCCACAGATCCTTCTCGTGGACGAACCGCCCGCGCGGCGTGCGCTCTGCGAGGGTATCGAAGGTCGTGCCCTCCGGCACCTCGTAGATCCGCGCCACGAACGTCGGGTCCGTGATCGTGCCGTTGAGCACGCCGCGGGCGTAGTCGTAGACCTCGTGGCAGATGCCGCGCTTGTCGAAGCCGGCCGTGGTGATGGCGAAGATGAGCGGCTGGTCACGGGCGCCGGTCGAGGTGGACAGCACGTCCCAGAGGTCACGGGTACGCTGCGTGTGCAGCTCGTCGAAGATGATGCCGCTGGCGTTGAAGCCGTGCGAGCCTGCCGCGTCGGCTGGGATGGCGCGGTAAAAGCCGCCGTTGTCGGGGCAGATGATGCGCTTCGTGGAGGGGATGACCTTGACGACGTTGCGCAGCGCCTCGGAGCGGTGCACCATCTGCGCCGCCACGTCGAAGACGATGGACGCCTGGTCGCGGTCAAAGGCCGCGCCGTAGACCTGGGGCGACTGCTCGCTGTCGGCCAGGAGCAGGTAGAGCGCGACGGCCGAAGCCAGCTCGCTCTTGCCGTTCTTGCGGGCGATCTGCAGGAAGGCTCGGCGCGTGCGGCGGATGCCGCTGCGGGCGTCTACGTTCGCGAAGACCTCGTAGATGAACTCGCGCTGCCAGGGCGCCAGGATGAAGGGGTCACCGGCCCACTTGCCGATAGTGTGGACGCAGCACTGCTCGATGAAGTCGATCGCCGCGCGGCCACGCTCATCGGCGAGTGCGCTGACGGACCTTTTCGAGCGCGGTCGGACCGGCATACTTCTCTTTCACCTCGGCCTTCGTGCGGGCGACGGCCCCGATGCCGAGCTCGGCGCCGCACTTGCGCATATCGTCGCGAGCCCGGTTGCGCAGCGAGACCTCGGGGCGCGGCATCTCGTACCCGGTGGGCGAGACCGTCGTCTCGCCCTCGGTGCGCAGGTAGCGCGTCAGGCGCTCGTGATCGGAGTACGCCTGACAGTAGACGGCCAGTACATCGCCGTCGACGGCGGTGAGCACGCCCATCTCGTTGAGCGTGTCGCACAGCGCGCGCCAGCGACGCTTCGCACCGGAGTCGAGCCACGCCGGGGCCGTCGGGCAGTCCCGCGGCGGCTTCGGCTCGCGCTCGGCCTTCGCCTTCTCGGCCTTGGTGCGGTGGCCGCGGCCGCCCTCCAGAGCCTTCAGGGCTGTCGGCTTGGGGCCGGGCATCACTCAGACCCCGCCGCTCGCGGTTGGGAAATCTCGCGTCGTGGCCCCGGCACATGCGCAGGCCCACGACTGCTATAGTGGACCGTATTCCCCCTCTTTCGTGGGGCCGCGACGAGGATGGCGGCCATCAGCGCCCGCTCACGCTCGCCGCCCTCGGTTGACCTTGCGGCAGAGCACGCGCTTGTTGCGCGGGTCGCGCCTGTCTCCGCCTGCGTTCACGGGGATGATGTCGTCGACGTCCAGCTGCCCTGGCCTGACGGCGTGCGGCCGGTGGCCCAGCTCCACGGCACCGGGGCAGAGCCAGCCGTGGCGCTCGACGTGGCGGGCGATGATGCTGGCGTGCAGCGTCCGCTCCACGTGGTCGTAGGGCCGCTGCCCCCGCTGCCTCTCCTGCTTGGCCTTTGCCTGCTCGGCGCGGTAGCCGCAGCGACACTCGACGGCGCGGCAGCGGGGGCAGGGTGTGACGACGCGCACCATCAGTTGTCCACCCGGACGCCCCACACGGCCGTGCCGACGCGCACGCCCTGGGGTGTGAGTCGCAGCGGGTGGAGGGTGATGAAGAACGCGCCGCACCATCTGTCTGTGCCGATACGCATGGCGTCAGTCTCGCACCCTCAGTGGGCGTCTCGCGGGTGCAACTTCATTCCTCGACATTCGGTACCGCAGCTCGTCAGCGACCGCCTCGGTTCGCGTCTTGCGGAGCGGCGCGCTTGGCATCGTCGCCGCCCGGTAGCCGTCCGGGCCCTCCGGCTTGAAGCGGCCGACTGCTCGCGCCCAGTCGCTGCCGACTATCCATCCGTTCACCAGCATGGACGTCCCCCACTCACGTTATCGAGACGTTCGCTGATGGCCGCGAGCATCTTCACTCGCTCCACCTCGTCCAGCCGGTAAGCCGGTAGCCGCGGTGGGCGTCGCCCTCGATCACGAAGCCGCGGCGTCGCAGCAGGCGCACGCCCCACTTGGCGTCCTCGGAGTCGCAGCCCAGCTCTTTGCTCACGTGCAGCCACTCGCAGGGGTGGCAGACGAACAGCCAGGCGAGACGGTCGTCGAAGGTCCGATCCCACGCCCGCGGCCTCGCATCGGCGGCCCTGCCGATGCGCTCGCACCACAGGCAGGGCTCGCCGTCGGCGCGCTGGCCGGTGTGGCGGCGGCCGCAGTACGGGCAGCGGGGGCGCTTGGCGGTCATGCCTCCACGCTAAGCCCGCCTCGCGACGGAGCTGGGCGGTCGCCGGGGCGTGATACAGTGGCGCTCATGGGGATGCTGAGCGGTCACGTGGAGAGCGTGAGGCGCGGCTGGTGGCGTCTGGTCGTGGAGGTGCCGGGCGATCGGCGCAGTCGCCGCGTGCGCACCGTGCGGGCCACCGGCAAGAAGGCTGCCGAGGACGGGCCGCTCGCCGACTTCATCGCCGAGCTGGAGGACGAGCTGGGCTGCGGCGACGACTCCACGCTGGCCGGCATGTGCGCCCAGTGGGTCAGAGTGCGCACCACGGGCGAGAAGCCCTGGCGGCCCAAGACGCAGAAGTTCTACTCGGACAACCTGCGCCTCCACATCCTGCCCGAGCTCGGGGACGCGAAGGTGCGGCAGCTGCGGCCGTCCGACCTCGCTCTCTTCTATGCGAAGCTCTCCGAGGGCGGCCTCTCGGAGTCAAGCCGCCACCACGTCCACGCGACGATCAGGGCCGCCTTCAACTGGGCGCTCCGCAACGGCATCGTGGACCGCAACCCCGCGCCACTCGTCGACCGGCCGCCGCAGCAGGCGGCCTACCAGGCCGCCGTCTGGAGCCACGAACAGGTAGCGACGGCCCTCAGGGAGGCGTCGGGGCTGGGCAAGCGGCAGCCGACGCCGCAGCTTGTCTACGTGCCGATCGCGCTGGGCGCGTGGGCGGGGCTGCGCGGCGGGGAGATGTGCGGGCTGCGCTGGCAGGCCGTCGACCTCGAGGCGGGAACGCTCGCCGTCGTAGCCGGGCTCTCACAGACGGCCGCCGGGGAGCTGCACGAGCACGGCCCCAAGTCCGGGGAGCGGGTCGTGCCGCTGCCCTCGCAGGCCGTGGAGCTGCTGCGCGAGCACAAGCGCCGCCAGGACATCTTCCGAGAGGCGGCGGGCGAGGCGTGGAATCCTGAGGGGTACGTGCTTACGCGGATGGACGGCCGGCCGGTGAAGCCATCGAACCTCTCCAGCGCCTGGTCGCGCTTCTGCCGGACCCACAAGCTGCCCGTCATCCGCCTCCACGATCTGCGGCATTCGTTCGCCACCTCCATCTTCGAACAGGGCGGCGAGGCGATGCTGAAGGTCGTGCAGGAGCTGCTCGGCCATGCCGACCCCGCCATCACGGCGCGGATCTACCTCCACACCACGCCCCGGCAGCTGGAGCAGGTGACGGCAGAGCAGGAGGCGCGCATCGCCTCAGCTGCGCGGTCTGCTGCAAAACGGGCACTGCGAGGGCACTGA